CAGGCAGTACCATTGCCCCGTCCTTCTCAAAGGGTATCCCGTGGACATGCTCCACGTTGACCTCACCAGTCAGGTACTCGATAGCCACCCGCCCCATGGGCACCACGATCTCCGGCTTGAATGCTGCTATCTCCAGGTCAAGCCACCTACCGGCACAGTACCTGGCCTCCTCCACAGTGGGAGTCCGGTTGTTCCTGGGCCTGCACTTCACCGTGTTGGATATGATCACCTCGTCCCTGCTCAGGCCAGCCGTCTCCAGCAGGCTGTTCAAATACTCCCCAGCCTGCCCGGTGAAGGGCACCCCGGTCTCGTCTTCATTCCTACCAGGGGCCTCACCCACCAGCATCACCCTACCCTCTCCTGCCTTGGCAGGCACCGGCCCCTTGCACCCGTCTCTCAGGGCGCAGGCTGTGCAGCCACGGGTGGCCTCATACAGCCCTCTAGTTTGAATCATTTACCCCCTCCTCTATCAGGTGCCAATCCCTATCGTCGTTTAGTTCTACCCCAATCTTCTCCATGATCGCACCACAGTCTAGGCACTTCCACCGGGTAGAATTCCTTTTAAACCATGTTCCCATGTAAGGCTCCTCTACGAACCGTCCATTCCCGTGGTGACTTAGGCACCAGGCGAACTTGATCATCCCAACTCCTCGTCGATCTTGCTGGCTATGCCCTTTCCAATACCCTCCAGCTTGACCCAGTCAGCAGCTGAAGCATTCACCATCTCCCTGACAGTAGGCCACTGCTGCTCGATGGTAAGGCTCCTCTCCCACCCTATCCCAGTCAACTCCTTTGCCACTCTCCTGACCAATGATGGCCTCGTTAGCAGGACAGGGGACATGGGGGCAGTGTAGAACTTCTTGAGGCTGCTATGGGCCTCTGTGTCAGCGAAGAAGTCATGCACGCCCCTGACTATCCTCACCGTCTCCCGGCTGCTCTTTGAATATTTGACGGTGACACCCATCAGGTAGGTCAACTCGTTCAGGTAGGCGTCCACCCTCTGGTAGGACATCCCGGCCCTGATCCACCTGTTGCCCTGCATGAACTCTGTGTCCTCACCGTCCTTGGTCTCACGCCAGATGGCCTCCAGCACCAGGAAGTAGTGCTGGAAGCCAGCTTCATGTGCGCTCTGTACCTGCTGGACATGCCTGCCGTCATTGATGCAGGCCACCAGGTCGGAGAACTTCTTCCTCTCTCCACAGACCCTCACCACCTCACCATTCACCTTGCCATGGAAGATGAAGTCCCCATACGGGATGGGGACTGCCATCGCCAGATCACCGAACAGCCGCACCAGGTCTCGATCATTGGCGGCTGTCGTGAGGTAGATCACGTTGACTGTACCAGGCCCAGCAGCATCTGCATGTTGAGACCGCCAGGTATGCCGCGTGGATCGGTGGTGGCCCCGGCATAGAGGTTCTTGCCCATGAGGTTGGGGTTCTGCCTGGATGCCTTGACCTCAGCGTAGAAGACCGGGCCTTCTGCTGTGTCCTCCCGGTGGGTGCGGAGGGTGGCCTGGACATGGTAGGGGACATCCACCCAGCCCTTGGGTTCCGGCTCCCCTGTGTTGAAGTTCTTCTGAATCTTGTGGAGGAAGATGGCCGACATCTTGCTCTGATGCACCTTCCTCATTATCTCGCGTAGGTCGGCGTAGGCCACCCCGTACTGGTGGGGCTGCACCTGACTCATCTTGCCGAAGTGGGATAACCGACATATGTCATACGCTTCTGTGAAGGTGTCGATGATCAGGGTGCCCTCGCCCACCTCCAGAGCCTCGTTGACCTTCTCCTGGATGCTGGCCCATATCCTCCCGAACCGCTCCATCAACTCCTGGCTGCTACCCAGCCTCTCCGGCTGCTCCACCTGGTAGACCATCAAGTCCTCTCCCTGGAACTTATGGATCACGCCCTCTGTACCCACATCGAGGTCGATGTACATGATTGGCCGGGGTGCAGTCAGTGCCAGGTGTGACTTGCCCGTCTTGTCGGTGCCCTCGATGGAGGCGATTATCCTGGATGGTGCTGGCCCCATGGTGTTAATCCAACCGCTGCCTAGCAGCGAGTCTATCTCCTTTGTTACCATTTCTCCTCTCTTCTCTTCTGATTGGGGCAGCTTTGCACTGCCCCGGCTCTTTGATTAGTTTTACGCATCGCTCTCGATGACATGATTGCTTGCCGCATCTGCTGCAAGTTGCCCCTAAGAGACTCTCTCTGCCACAGATGACACAGTATGTTCTGACTCTCGCAGTCACTATGATCTCGTTGATGCTAGACATCTCTCACGTTCCTCAGCATCACCCAGTTCTCCACCAGTTGATGCGGTTCAAACTCGATACGGTACAGATGGAACGGGGAGTCGGGTGGCCCTCGTCTGGGGAGGTAGAGGATGGGCATCCAGAGGCTGGTGCAGCCACTCATATAGCAGTAGGCCATCGACTGCACCATGTATCGCCAGTTGTCCCGTGGATCGCTGGGGGATGAGTGCCGGGACTTGCACTCCACCACCGCTAGGGTGTGGTCTGGTGCCAGGGGAGAGGACAGGACACCATCCAGGCTGCCCACAATCCCATCAACGTCTCTCACTACCTGGGGGTGGAACTCCAGCCCCTCTGCCCTGGCCCGGTCTATTATAGTCGGCCTCGATGCCCATTCCCAGATGCGCCCCAGGGCCATGATGTTCCAGCCCTCTGCGCTTGGCTCCTCGTCCTCGTACCATGTATTGCCAGTCAGCTTGGCTGCACGGTTGACCAGCGTCGAAACGTGCAGCCTGCTATTGTCCCGTGGCAGTGGAGGGTCTGCTAGATCAGCAACCTCATTAAGACTTACGTCCATATGCTCCAGTTCCATCAGCCCCTCCTCAACCTATGCGCTGAAAGTTTCCTTATCCAGCGTGATCCCCACGGCTGCCAGAGCATCAACCAGGGACTGATCGAAGATGACGTTCATGAGTGCCTGCTGGTTACTAGCGTCCAGGTTCTGGTTGAACGCCTCACCCCCCAGCTGTTGCCGGGTCATGGAGCCATTCGCCGCAACCCCAGCCTGCACCAACTCCACTGCCTTGGCTACCATGTCAGCCGGAGCAGCAGCAGGAGCAGCAGGTGCCGTCCCGTTGACTCCAGGTAGAGTTAGCTGTCCCTGGGGTACGATCAGGGTGCGAGTACCTCCAACATTCATCTCGTCCCAGTAGGCCGACATCCCAACGAAGGTCTCAGACAGGTTGTCCTTGATGCTGGACTCTGGGTATCCCTGGTTGACGCACTCGACCACCAGCTTGTAGAAGTTACAAGCCTTGGAAAGCACCCCGCCCTCCAGCACCTGGCCGTCAGCGGAGACCGTGTAGCGGTCTGGTCGGCCTATGCTATAGACCTGTTCAAACTGATCCCCGGTCTCGTTCTCCAGAGTGATGATCGCAGCCATCGTGATTGTGGGTTTCCCCTGATCGTTCAACGATGGGGTGGGGTTGCCGTTCCCATCCTTGGTCATGTAGTGATGCTCCCCGAACTTGGCAGCGGTCACTGTCAGATAGCCCCGTGGAAATGCTCCACCCTCAGAAGCCTCAGAAGGCTTCAAACTCATTGGTGCCATGGTTTCTCCTTAAATCATTTGTGGAATTAGATCGACTGACTGCCGTGACACACGCTCCTGGAACCACTTTGGAGCAAAGTGCCGGTACTTGGGCCACCACCACCGCCAGGCATCGTCGATCACTAGCACCTGGCATTTATCGTCGGCACTGCGAGTGCCCCTTCCCGTCTCCTGGACGAGGGTCTCCATTGCCAACTGGGCTGCCCAATCTCGATTGTCGGCCATCCTGGCCCTTATCAGTGCCCCCCTTGTATCAGGGTAGGGCACCTTGCCCACCACGATGTACTCGCATTCCTCCTGTGGAAAATCCCAGCCAGTGGTCACGCTGGGAGAAACGAGTACAGCCGGAGCAGGGGCTGCCTTGAACTTATCTACCACCTCCCTCACATTCTTTGTATCGTGTACGAATATCTGGTCTTTGTATCTGCTGTTCTCTCGCAGCAGCTTGGCCCTGGCGTAGGACACCGTGAACACCAGCCCCTTCTTGTCCTGCCTGCCACGGATGATGTCATCTATCCTGCGAACCCAGGTCAGCATCTCCTCGTCGGTGACCCTATGGTCAACCCTCATCGTGTTGATATGGGTGATGGGTGTGTTCGACGCCGGGAACGGTGACTCTGCCTCGATCCATTGCGGCTTATCTATCCCCAGGTTGTCCACAATGTGGGGAGTCAGTATAGCCGATAGAAGGATGACTTTGGGAACCCCTTGGAACAGTAGATGGGTGTGATCCCTGACCCACAGCGGAGTCCAGGTCACGACCTCACTCTGCCCCATGTGTGTAACCTCCTTAACGTAGTCTGTTCTACTCATGGCGAGGGCTTGGCACTTCCTGAGAAGAGTACTCACCCTCCGGTGTTCCTCGACCAGGTGGCCAGGCACATCCGACATCATCTTGATGCGGTTGAACAGCCGGGTGGCCTCCTCCTTCAGCTGGGTGGTCAATCGGCTGCAATTTGACCGCCACTCATGGAAGTCCCAGTCCTCATGCCACTGGATCGTGGGCTTGTCATACCTCCCGAATGATATCTGGAGGAATGACTCAAGGCTTCTGCCTGCCAGGTGGGCCTCGTCCAGGATCAAGAGTTCTGTGTCCTTGTCCTGGGGCTGAAGGCCGCTGCTGTAGATGGACTGGGCCAGCCAGTAGGCGTAGTTGGTGACTACGAACTTGCTCTTCTGAGCCTCGTCCAGGCGGTGGTAATAAGGGCAGAGGGGCTTGGACTTGCAGTCATAGCCGCTCTTGCACGGTGCCTGATCCACCCTGGTCTTGGGCCACAGCAGGCACTCGTACTCGTTCTGCCCTCTGATGTCCACCAGCCCCATGCTCTGGAAGTCTGCCATCAGCTGGGACTGTAGCCCTTTGGTGCTGGTGAGGTAGACCGTCCGTCTATCGGCAAACCAGCTGGTCATCATAGCCAGCAGGGACTTGCCGAATCCGGTGGGTATGGACGCTGCCAGGAACTGCTTGGGGGAGTTGAAGAAGGACATCATCTCCTGCCAAATCTCCTGCTGTCCTGGATACCACGCGCCGAACTTCTCGATGCCTATCAGCTGGGATGGAGGAATCATTGCGCCTCTCCTGGCTTCAGGCTGACTGGCGCGGTGTCCTTCAAGAACATGAACCTGCTCACCAGGTGGAGTGAATTGTCCCTCATCTCCCCCTCCGGCAGGTCGGACATGACAGAGTAGGTCTGTTGAAAAGTCCTCTTGGCGTCCTGCATCCTCCCCTGCGACACCGCCTCTCCCATCATGCGTACTGCCTCCTCGACCATGGAGTTGAGTTCGTTGTACCTCCGCTCCCTGGTCACCAACTCCGACATCAGTTCTGTGATGTCCCTATTGATGATCCCCGGCTCCATGTCGTTCAACTCCCTGACTCCCTTGTCCAGCGCATGTCTCATGAAATCGCTGGTAGTCCTGAACGGGAACCTCCCCGACTGCACCAGGGCTGCTATGTCTACTGCCATCTCTGGCAGCACCTTGCAACTGAGTGATGCGCTGTGCCCATACTTGTTCGCCGCTGGTACTGGTCTAAATTCCATGCCGCTCCTATGTACACCGTAAAACTTTATTATCGTAAATTGAATACTGTATACCGTGTGACAGTATCCCTATTCTAGCAGGGTGGATATTCAATAACATATAAGTAGGGGATGAAAAACCCCCGGCTACACAGGAGAGAATAGCCGGGGGCCAATAGAGGAGGAGACAATCCCGATAGTGAGGAATGCCCTCACTTCCATCGTAGTCCCCTCGTCATCAGGAAATCAACCCCTGAAGAAACTGAAGAACCTACCCACCACCCCCTGCCTGGTTGGCTTGGCCCTCTCGATCAGTACCTCTTTGATGGCCTGGGGCATGACGGGTGCCTCCCGCTTAGACCATAGCCTCCAGCGGTTCTCCCAGGGGCAATAGTGGCCACGCGCCTCCACCGACAGGTAGAAGTCCTGCTGGCACGACAGGCAGTGCCACCCGCCTCCTCTCCTACCGTAGATCATGCCCCATCTATTGAACGGGTACAGCCCCGTCTTCAGTTCCTCCACTGGTTTCAGTTTGCTCCATGCTGGGTTCGTTGGAGTCATAATCTCCCTCCGTTAGAAATCTATGGCACCGTGGACAGACCTTTGGCCGTGGCACCCGTGGCTGCCACTCGTATTCGCATTTGGGATTGGGGCATTTCAGCACAGTAACTTCACCTCCTTCTTGCTGAGTAGGATGCTGCCCCCCTTCCAGGCAGCCACCAGGACAGGGTTCTTATCGATTGGGCTGATGATGCCCACGTTTATGGGCCTGGTTAGGTCGGCCAGGCGCAGTGCTAGTAGTTGCTCCATTTCATGTCCTCCTTAGAGACACAGATACCCCCAGGAACCGCATGAGAAGCGATTCCTGGGGGTTGATCGGGGTATTGGGGCTGCTAGACCAGGACAGGGGCCAACTCCCCCTCAATGCCCTCCATGAGCAGCCTCATGGCAGAGTCATTCAACCTACGCCCGGTGCCAAACCAGTTGGAGTGGAGGCGGTTGGCCTTCTCAGACTCCCCACCCCTCACGCTCTTGTGGTGGGTGGTGAATTCGGTCACCCCGTTCAGCATGTCCCAGCGAGACCACCCCTCGTTGCCGATCCCCTCGCTGAAGAGGCGGTCAACCTCGACCATCTGGTTACGGACGCGGGTGCCGACTTCTTCTGGATTCTCCTGCTGCCCGAATAGGTGGGTGAGGAACACATCGCGCTCCTGGGGGGTGATGTGGGTGTTGGCCAATGAGTTCACGGTCAACTCCAGGGCTTTGCGGTGGGCATCCTCCAAGCCCATGAACCGCCGGGCCTCCTCGATCCTGGCCTCTAGAGACCGGGTGTGCATGGCCTTGAACTCATGCGCCTGCCCCCGGCCCATGTTCAGGACGTTGGGGAGGGTGTTGCAGCACTTCTTCCTGTTGCCCAGGAACCTGGCATGTACGCTGCCACTCCCGTCATGGGTGGTGGTGAGCAGGATACCCATCTCGATGGACTCCCCTCCCGGCAGCACCAGAGGCTCTGGGTACATGCTGTAGAGGAATACGATGGAACCGCCCTTCAGGCTGCCAGCGGAGTGGTACACAGATGACCCCTTGACAGGGTCTAGGAATGTGAAGGCATCCCGGTTCTGGAAAGGCTCGTACCTGTCGGTGAAGTACTCAAACACCTTGCCGGTGTCCGTCCTAACCAGGGCTTTGTGGTCTGGGTCTGGCATAAACTGGCCGTTGGGGGTGGGTATGCCTGGTGTGATCAGCTTCACTTCCCAGTCCAGCCCAGCTGCCACGATGGCCTCTTCTGCCGTGGCTGCGCCGTCCAGGGGAGTGCCTACCCCCTGCCAGGGGGAGTTCCCGGTGTAGAACATGCTATCGATGCCGTAACTGTT